GGCCGCCAGGTCACGCCATGATTATTTATAGCCGCTCAGGTCATGGCTTTAAAAACAACATGCGCTTGTCGAACTGCGTAGGTGTTCTGGATTCAGGCTATCGCGGCCCTGTTATGGTTAAGCTAACCTGTGACCGCCAGATTCAGTATGTGCCGAAAGTTGGCGACCGCATCGCACAAGCCATGCTTATTCCTGTGCCGGTTGTGACATTTGAAGAAGTCACGGAATTAAGCGACAGTGAGCGTGGTGAAGGTGGGTTTGGGAGTAGTGGGCGTTAAATCATATTCCCGACGTCGGCATAATGATAAGGCGCTTAGTGCGCCTTTTTTGTGCGTGGAATTTATCGTGACGGTGAAAATTGCTTGTTATACATAAAAGCACCCATGAGAGATAATTGTTTTACCACAAACAAGAGGTATCAATCATGGGTAAATTAATTATTGCAGAATCAGAAGTATCTATCAATCGTGACGGGCTTTACTGCCTGAACGACCTGCATAAAGCGGCAGTTGCTAACGGAATGGCCGATGAAAACACGCACAGGCCTTCAATATTTACAACACCTACACGGACGCCTCGAACTATGAGCGTCTTGGTGTGCGGTGGTCGTCTAATGTCGCCTACCTAGGACCGCAAAATGCTGGGACGGGTTCGGACAGGTTGATGGTCGTGCAGACGGGAATTGTTGCTGTCGCTTCTCTCCCAAGCGCTTCCACGTCCGGCGCGGGTGCTCGCGCGATGGTGTCTGACGCCACGGCCACGACATTCGCATCTACGGTATCGGGAGGCGGAGCTAATAAAGTCCCTGTTGTCTCCGACGGTACAAACTGGCTCATCGGCTAAAGGATCAACCAAATGTCTGTAATTTTCCCTGAAACGGTTATCGAAGACGCTGGCAAGGTGGCGGGCGTCGAACATGCGCGCGACCTCTACAACGCGGCAAACGCCACGCAGCGCCCCCTCACGGCTTCCGAATACCTACAATTCATCGCGATATCTGCCGTGACCTCCTACGCCACCGCGAAAGAGCGCTACGACCGACTTGTTAGCATTGGCGAGGCCGATCCCGTGCAGTCCATCGAGGACCGCCTTGCCGAATACAACGCAGCCCAGAAGGAAGCCTGAACGTGAATATCACTGCCGCACAGCAAGCCGCCAATGCTATTGACCTTGCCATCCGTGCAGGTGGCGTACAGGCCGCACTTGCTCACATCGAATTGCTGTCTGAAATCGCTCAGGCTGTGGCTGATGCCAAAGCCGCGCAGCCCGAAAAAGACGAAAGTTAAATGGGGTCTATCATGAACCGTTTTGTTGTTGGACTTGCTTGCACGCTTGGCCTCACCTTTGGCGCGATGGCGTCTCCTGATCCTTGGTATCGTGGCGGGCGCATTAGCACGGTAGAAGCGGAGATGAAGGCGACGTTCTCCCCTGGTTCATGTCTCACTGGAACGTTTATTTCTGCGTCAACATCGGCCCTTGCGATTCCTAAAGTACGTGTTCGCCGTGATGCTGAATTCTGGTTTCATCATGCGCAGTTCCCGAATGCTAAAAGCCCTTGGGACATTAACCCGAATGGAACGGTTTATTTACTGCGTAATTCCAAGCCAAAGCTACGCCGTGACATCCTCGCGCGCCTTCCTGAGAACACGGGATATGTGACCTATACCGGCTCAGATTTGATTGCTTCTTACGGTTTCCGCCCTTGCTGACGAACGGGTTCTGATATGTCGATAGCATCGTATGCTGAATTACTATCTGCCGTCGCCGATTGGGCGGACCGGACGGATATTGACGCACGAATTCCTGACTTTATCGGCATGTTTGAGGACCATATCAATTCCGACTATTCCCTTGCTGGAATGGAAACGACGGCAACGCTAACGCAGAGCGCGGGCAAGTATGACATTCCGTCTGACTTGGCGCATGTCCGTTCAGTCTCATACGTTCATGCTGATCAGACGCGGGTACTAAAGCCTGCGTCATCCGAAGCGTTCGACGCCATCATGCCACGGTCAGGAAGCGCGCCGCTTGCCTATTACAAGGCTGGTAATTCGCTCTACATCGCGCCGGACAATGGCACGAGTTTGACGTTGCGTTATTTCGCCAAGCTCCCGGCTTTGACATCATCGAACACGACGAATTGGCTTTTGACGGCACATCCGAATGCCTACCTCTGGGGTACGCTGGCAGAGGTATTCGCCTATACTCGGAACGAGCAGGATGAGGCCAATTGCCGTGGCCGTGCTGAAAAGATTCTTTCATCCATCCAGCAGAAAGACACCGTCAACGCAATGGCCGGAATGGCACTCAAGCCTATTGGTGTCTGCCCATGACGCGCATTCTGTTTGGATCATACGAGCCAGACATTGCGTCTGTCATGACGGGAAACACCAGCTATGTGAACAATGTATTCCCGCGTTCAGATGGTTATGGGCCGGTCAAGTCCCTTGTTGAATTTACAGAAGCCTTGCCGTCCGCTTGCCTTGGCTACTTTGGCGGGACGAACCAAGACGGGTCCAGCGCTATCTTTGCCGGGACTGCAACAGATCTCTACCGCTTGAACGCCACAACCCGTGCATGGGATAGTGTTTCAAAGTCGGGCGGGTATAACGTTTCGACGGGCGAATATTGGTCTTTTACCCAATTTGGCAACACCGTAATTGCTGTTACATCTAACAACAATCCCCAAGCCTTCACGCTTGGGTCATCGTCGATATTCGCTGATCTTGGCGGCTCTCCCCCGCAAGCGCGCAATGTCTCAGTCGTGGGTGACTTTGTTGTTCTATCATCTCTCACATCCACGCCTAATCGTATTCACTGGTCGGGCCTCAATGACCCGACGTTCTGGACGGTTGGCACTAATAATTGTGATTACCAAGATTTTCCTGATGGTGGCTTTGTACGTGGTTTGAGCGGTGGCGAGTATGGCATTGTCCTTCAAGACAGAGCCATTCGCCGCATGGTGTTCTCGCCCGGCTCATCCATCATCTTTCAATTCCAGCGCATCTCAGAGGATCGGGGTATTATCGCCCCTAATTCGATTGCAAAAGCCCACGCAGCCACGTTCTTTCTGTCGCAGGACGGGTTCTACCGTATCGGGGCCGATGGTCAGCTAGCGCCCATTGGGGCAAACCGGGTTGATGCAACAATCTTTGCCGATGCGGATTTCTCGAATAACCGCTTTATGGTGGCAACGGCGGACCCTGTGTCGAAGCGCATTGTTTGGGCCTACAAGTCGAACAGCAACACGAACCCGGCCTATCTCGACAAGATGGTGATCTATGATTGGTCACTCGACAAATGGTCCCCGGCTGAAATCAACACGACCTATCTCGGCCCTGTTGTGCCGTTGTTCACGACGCTTGAATCTCTCGACGCTGTGGCTGATATTGACGCGCTCCCCTATTCACTTGACACCTACACCGCAACCGTCACGCCAAGCCTTGCAGCAATGACGAGAGATTGGCGTCTCGCCTTCTTTAGTGGGCCAAATGTCGAAGCAACGATGGACACACCAGAGGGGACCATAGGCGATGGTAAGCGCATATTTGTAAATGCCGTCTCCCCGATTACAGACGCGACGAGCGCTTATGTTGCTATGGAAAGCCGTGAACGCCTTATGGATGCGCGTTTGTTCGATACTGAAAAGGCTATTTCGACACGTTCAGGCTATGCACCGGCGCGTTCTTCCGGTCGTTATTTGACGGCACGTGTTCGCATCCCGGCTGGAACGAATTGGAACTATGCGCGCGGGATTGAGTTTGATTCTGCACAGGACGGACGGCGCTAATGGTTGACATCAGCGTCCCCGGCCTGGGCGACCAAGACACACGGCGCATTAACAATTCCGTTCGCCAGATTGCAGAGCAATTGCCAAACCTCGCCACGCTGGCAAGCCCTGACTTCACGGGTTCTCCGACGATTGGCGGCGATGACATAGCCACGCAGCCGTGGGTTGAGGCTAAGAATTACGTTGTATCGGTTTCAGGCTCAGGTGATGTAACAGTCCCCATTCAAACGGGCGGTGCTGTTGCTTTGACACTGACAATTGCTGCCAATGCCGTGACGTTTTCAAAGTTCCAACAAGTCGGATCGAAACGGTTCCTCGGCAATGTCACGGGTTCAACGGCAAACGTTGCAGAATTGACGGCAGCGCAGGTTACGGCAGAGCTTCCGACATTTGTTGGCGATACGGGCGCTGGTGGCGCGAAGGGCCTTGTTCCGGCAACGGTAGCAGGCGATTCAGCCAAGGTGCTTTATGGAAATGGGGCATGGGGTGCCGCGCCCACTCAGGTTTTTGCAAAGCGATATTATACGGAATACCTAACGGCTCTTGCTACAACAGCGGTCATTCCGGTTGACGACACGGTTCCTCTGAACACAGAGGGTGTGCAGGTCATGTCGCAGTCCATAACCGTTGATAGCACATCGCAATATGTTCGCATTTCTGTCGTTTTGCAGGTCAGCCACACCGCCTCGAACTACTATATGGCCGGGTGCATTTTCGACGGTTCAACGTGCCTTCGTACCAACTTCGTTTCATCCCCCGGCACGAATTTTCCTGAAACAATGTCGCTTCTTTGGGAGGGAACGGGTTTGAGCGCTGGTTCTCATACCATCACCGTCCGTGTTGGCTCGCAGGGTGGAACAATGACACTGAACGGATGGGGCGCCGCTCGTCTCTACGGCGGATCGTCCGCGTGCTCCATGGCGATTGACGTTTTCAACTGATGCACCTCGTCCCCGTTCCCTCAACTCTTGTCAATCAACATTGGCAGGAGGTGGAAGGCTATGTGCAGAAGGCTTGCAAGCGCGGGCCTTTAGACGGAACGCCGGACGAATACAAAGCTAACTGCGAATGCGGGTTTAATCAACTTTGGCTTGTTCGCCATCCAAACACCAACACATGCGGCGCGATTGTCACGGGTATCTCAAGCGGTGTGCTTGAGGGGCTTATCGTGGCTGGCGACGACATGCCCGAATGGATTCATTTGCTTTCGCAAATCGAGGATTGGGCGCGTGAACAAGGGTGCTCAAAAGTCAGGGCTTACACCCGCAAGGGCATGACGAAACGCATGACCACTTATTCAACGCGCGGCATTATCATAGAGAAGGTTCTTTAATGGGCGGATCAACCAAAACCACATCGACGGTTTCCAACCCTTGGGATCCGGCCCAACCCTATCTCAAGCAGGGCCTTAGTCTTGCGGGCGATGCGGCGGCGAACACGTACAACGGCTCCTCTGTCGCTGGCCTATCAGACTGGACCACGCAGGGATGGGGTCAAGCGGCCAACAATGCTCAAGGCGGCATGACGACAAACCTTGCCAATCAGGTTGGCGGATCGTTCGGAAATATCCTCGGGAATGGTGGCCTCTCTGGCCAGCAGCAGATGGCTGGCCTTGGCACAATGGGCGCAATGGCTCAGGCACAGCCCGGGCAACAGCTTTCAACCGATACACTTTCACGCTTCGCTAGCGGCGGAATGATGGGCAACAACCCCTATCTTGCGCAGACGCTTCAAACGTCAATGCAGGACGCAGCGGACGGCGTAAATTCGCAGTTCTCTGGCGCTGGTCGTTATGGTTCCGGCGCTCACACCAAAACGCTTGCTGATCGGTTGGGCGGCATTGAAGCCAATGCGCGCATGGGTGACTACAACACACAAATGAGCAACATGCTTGGCGCGGCTGGTCAGCTTGGCAATCAGACGAACCAGAACATGAGCGCGAACCTTGGCGGCTGGTCACAGCTTGGCGGCATTGGTCAGCAGGGCATTTCAAACACGATGGGCGTGAATTCTGGTTTGCAGTCCATGAACACAGCCCAGAATCTTGATGCGGCAAACTTGCAAGGCATTGGCGGTCAGGAACAGCAATACAATCAGTCTGTCATTGACGCGGCCAACCAAGACCCTTGGACGAAAGCGCAGAACCTTACGAACATCGCTGGAACCATTGGCGGCATGGGTGGAACACAGACAGGTACAATCAAGGAAAGCGGCGGGAATGGCCTTATCGGCGGTCTCCTTGGCGCAACTGGTATTCTCAAGAACCTTGGCGGCGCTTCCGGTATTGCATCCTTGTTCGCCCTTTCTGATGAGCGCGCAAAAGAGAACATTGAACCTGTCGGTAAATTGAACGACGGCCAGAAAATCTATGCCTACAACTACAAAGGCGACGAGACGCCGCAGATTGGCTTGCTCGCTCAGGAAGTTGAAAAGGTCAATCCTGACGCTGTGAAGGAAATCGGCGGCTTGAAACACGTCAACTACAAAGCAGCGACGGCCAAGGCCGCTAAGATGAAAGGAAAGCATTAATGGCTTTTTCTCCTTACGGTGGCCTTCTCGGGTTTAACCCGAACGCTCAATTCGGAAGATTTGGAGACCCGAACGATCCCGCTAATCTTCCGAACGGGTTGCAGGGCTTGCTTGCACAGCAACCGGATATGCCCGCGCCCAATGCACAGCCAATGGAAGCGCAGATTCCGATGCCTCCACAGCGCCCGGCAGAATTTGGCCCATCCACATCGCAACAGCCAATGAATATCCAGCCACAAGGCTTGCTTACCCCTCCTGCAAGGGCTCCTGAACAGGGCGGCATGGGTTCCGGCTTCGACAAGTTTGTTGACAAGCTCGGCAGCATCTATGGCAACGGCGGCGGCGGTGATGCTCTGATCAACATGGGCCTTGCTATAGCATCCCCCGGCAATCGTGCGCAGAACCTACAGCGCGCGATGATGATCAATTCGCAGCAGTCCAGCCAGAAAAACGCACAGGCGTTGCAGCAGTTGAAGTTGCAGCGTGAGCAGGGCGCATTGCAGGGCAATATGGAAACCTTGAAGGCGGCTTATCCCGGCTGGTCAGACCAGCAGCTTATGGCCGGGGCGCAACAGCCGACAATCGTTCAAGAGGCGATAAAACGCCTTAGCCCGCAAGAGCAGTTCAAATCCGAAACGGACGCCGAAGGGAATATTTGGCAGACCAACTCAATCAACGGTCAGAAAACCTTGCTCAAAAAGGCCGAAAACGACATTCAGAAGGTCGATATCACGAAGCCGGACGGAACGACGCAGCCCGCTTGGGTCAAGCGTGGTGAGAATAATGTTCAGTACATCGGTCCTGAGCAGCAAGCCCCAACGGGTGCGATTCCGGCTGGCGTTGATCCGGCGAAATACCGTGAAGAAATGGCGAAGAAAGCCGCAACGCAGGAAGCCGCAAAGGTAGAACGCACACGCGCGGCTGAAACGGCCATGCCGCACCTTGACCGTGCAACCAAGGCTTATGAAACCCTCGCAAATCTTGAGGCAATCGGGCCTATGAGCGCATCCGGCATGTCTCGCCTCTGGGGCGGGATGAAGGGCAGCAAGGACGAAATCGCCCGCCAAGACTTTGAAGCGGCGGCAAAAGAACTTGAACTGATGAAGTCCCAAATCTCTATGAAGGGGCAGGGGACTATCACGGATAGCGAGCGCAAGATTCTCGCACTGACCTTGCCGCGCCTTGACGCAGCCGATCCCACAACGGGTCTTAAAACCCTTAAATGATGCGAAACAGCTTCAAAAAGGATTTTGGCGCAAAGGTCGAAGACGACCCAGAAGGCAAGCCAGTGCTAGCGCCAGATGGGAAACATTATATAAAACAAAACGGCAAATGGCATATGGTGGTGCAATAATGGTGCAACTCGTTCCTGTTGACTATGATCCTTTTGCGCAGCAGCCCCCGCAGGGGTTGCGCCTTGAGCCTGTAGATTATGACCCATTCGCAAATCAGCCCCAGGGGCCAAGCGTTGGCGTTGGCGCTGATGTGGCGAAGGGTGCTGGCGTTGGCCTTGCTAAGGGCGTGATGGGCCTAGCGGCTCTCCCTAACGACCTTCCGAATGCGGCGCGCGATGGCATGGCATGGGCTATGGCTCGCCTTGCTGAAAAGACGGGCCTTCTCCCAAAGGGCGCGAACTCCGCAGAAGAAATGCTTGCCAATCGAAAACGCGATTTTGGTGAGACGCTTTATCTAGCGCCCAAGATGCAACAGGCTGTCGAGGGTGTAACGGGCAAATTTTACGAGCCACAGACAAAGGCGGGCAAGTTTGCCGAAACGGCGGGTGAGTTTATCCCCGGCGCAATGGCTCTCCCGGCCAATGGCGTTGGCAGCATGGCATCAAACGCCGTCAAGTATGGTGTTGTTCCCGGCCTTGCATCCGAAGCGGCTGGTCAGGCTCTCAAAGATACGAAATATGAATGGGCCGGACGGCTCGCGGGTGCCATCGGCGGCGGTCTTTTGCCCGGTGCGGCCAAGGCGGCAACGTCGCGTGTCATCTCTCCCCTGCCAATGGACCCCGCTCGCGCCTCTATGGTGGCAACGCTTGAGCGTGAAGGTGTTCCCCTTACGGCTGGTCAGATCACGGGTTCCAAGCCCCTGCAATGGGCAGAGAGTACCCTAGGCGATTTGCCTCTTGCTGGTAGCAAGGCGGCTGGCTTGCAGCGCGCACAGCAACAGGCTTTCACTGATGCCGCTCTAAAGCGCGCGGGTGGCTCTGGCATGGCAACACCTGACAACATGGCCGCGATTAGAGATAGTCTTGGGCAGCGTTTCGGTGACCTCGCATCCCGCAATACAGCGCAGATTGACGCACAGGCCGCAAAACAGATTGGCGATTCTGTTGCCGACTATGTCAAGCTTGTTCCTCCAGCAAACCGCGCCCCCGGTGTTGGTGGGACTGTTGATGATATTTTGCAGCTCGCCCGCTCGAACGGCGGCGCAATACCCGGCGATATGTATCAGGCTATGCGCTCGCGGTTCGGCAATATTTCCAACAGCAATCGCATGAATGACCCGCAGCTTGCGGACGTTTATCGTGGGTTCCGTGATTCACTTGACGGGGCGATGAACCGCTCTATCTCCCCGGCTGACGCTGCCGCATGGCAGGAAGTCCGCAAGCAATACGGCAACATGAAGTCGCTCGAAAAGGCGGCGGGTGGTGCTGGTGCCGCAACGGCAGAAGGTAACATCTCCCCCGCACAACTTCGCACGGCTGTCGCCTCTGGCAACAATCGCGGGTCTTATGCCCGTGGTCAAGGCGACCTTGCCGAGCTAACCCGTGCTGGTATCGGCGTCATGTCACCCCTGCCAAACTCAGGAACCGCGCCGCGCCAATGGATGCAGAACGCGGCGGCAACGCTCCCGGCTATCGTTGGTGGTGCGAGTGGTGGCGGCGTTGGTGCTCTGGCTGGTTTGTTGGCCGCACCAATGGCAGGGCGCGCTCTTATGTCATCGCCCATTCAAGCGTATCTCGGCAACCAAGCCGCATCCCGGATTGGCTTGCTTGCCCAAGACCCGGCAACGCTCAAGGCTCTTGGCCTCGCTAATGCTGGTTATTCTGGGCTATTGGCGCGCTGACCGCGAAGCTTCTCCGCGCACCATGCCCATGACTTCGTGACGATAATTGCCAAAGCAATTCCGACAAGTGCCGCTGAAAATTGGGACGGTTTTGAACTGTCTGCCCCCGGCATCGATTGGAAAAACATCACGACGGCAAGAACGATTCCGATCTGAATTATATACCACATCCCAAAATTCCCCAAAAATGAGAAACGGATTCTAGCATGGCTCAATTACCAAGTGAAGCCTATCAGCTTCTAAATGCCATTGCAGGGCCGGAAAGCGGCGGGCGCTACAATGTGATTTATGGCGGGAAGTCATTCGACGACTATTCGCAGCACCCCGGCATCTCTGTTCCGATCCAATCTGGGCCAAACGCAGGGCGCACATCATCCGCTGCCGGGCGCTATCAGTTCCTCGGATCGACATGGAATGACATTGCGGGCCGCTATGGCCTGAAAGACTTCTCCCCCCAAAATCAGGACGTGGGTGCATGGCATCTTGCGAACGAGGCTTACAATAAAAACACTGGCCGCGACCTTTTATCCGACCTGCAAGCCGGAAAGCATCAGGACGTTTCCAAGGCCCTGTCCGGCACATGGACAAGCCTTGCGGGTGGCATTGAAGCGCAACCCGGTGGAACGGGTGACGCATGGGCGAAAAACTTCACCGGCTCGCCTTCCGTGCCATCACAACCCGCAGCACAGACCGCTATGCCAGCCTATGGCGGCACAGGTGCAGGTCTTCTTGCGAGTGCCGCTCCTGAACAACCAGAACAGCAGCCAGAGGCGCAGAAGGCGAATGGCCTTCTTGCACAAATGTTCCAACAGCAACCGGAAGAACCACAGCAGCAGCTTGGCTTGCTGCGTCGTCAGCCATTCCGACCCGTACAAGTCGCAAAAAGGAAAACCGCATGAGCATCACGGACTGGTCAACCAGCCAGACAGCCAATCAAACGGCAGATTCTGAAATCAATTGGCAGGAAGGGCAGCTTCCTTCAACGGTGAACAATTCCGCTCGTGCGATGATGGCAACGCTTGCCGCATGGCGCAATGACATGGGCGGGGCAATCACAGCGGGAGGGACGGCTGACGCCATCACTGTCACACTCGAAAAGCCGATGACGAGCGCGGCTTATTCTTTCTTCTCGTTCATCGCGTCGGCAACCAATACAGGGGCGGCAACGCTCAAGGTTGACAGCCAAAGCGCATTGCCCTTGCGGTCTGTGTCAGGTGCAAGCCTATCCGCAGGGCAGATCAGAACGGGCCGCATTTATCACGTCATCAAAGGCTCAAGCGAATGGCTTGTGTCAAACGCTGGCCAGGCCAATTCCGACGCGGCCTATATGGCAGCAGGGACCGTCAAAGCCAACCTGACTGGGGCATCCGCAGCGCCAACAGATTCGACGGTGCAGAACCTTGCAAGCGCAATCTTTGCCTACGGCTTTCCGACCGGAACGAAAATGCTATTTGTTCAAACGTCGGCCCCAACTGGTTGGACGAAAGACACGACGCACAACAACAAAGCGTTGCGTATTGTGTCAGGAACGGCGGGAACGGGCGGCACGGTGGACTTTACCGCAGCTTTCGCATCTCAGGATGTGGCGGGAACGGTTGGCGATACAACACTTACAATTGATCAGATGCCAGCGCATACCCATACGCTGTCTGCTTTTGTATCAAGTTCGCTGCGTGGGGATAGCTCTCCTCTAACCTCATTCTCCGGTGCGCCGGGAACAGCGCAAACCACATCTTCTGTTGGGTCTGGGGCAGCGCATACTCATACGTTCACAGGAACGGCAATCGACCTTGCTGTGAAATACGTTGATGTCATCGTTGCGACAAAGGACTAACCGTGGCTCAAATCCCCCATGCGAATGAGGGGCTTGTCTGCCCCCTTCATCAGAAAGACGTTTCAAAGGTCTGCCACAAATGCCCGTGGTGGATTTTGCTACGAGGGACAAACCCTAACACGGGCGATGATGTTGACGAGTGGAAATGCTCGATTGCAACGCTCCCCATGCTTTTGATTGAAACGGCGAATCAATCCCGACAAGGCGCGGCGGCAACGGAAAGCTTCCGTAATGAAGTGGTCCGAATGTCGTCCCGGCCAACTGGATATTTGCCCGGATAATCCCCAAACAATGGAAGAAAATAGGCCAATTCCTTCCATTGACAACGACAAATTCGTGCCTACTATAGCGAACTATCCCTTACCCGAGAGGATAGTTCATGCAAACGCTTTCCAACATCAAACCCGAACAACGCCGGGCCTATCGCGTTCAAGAGTTTTGTAAAATTTACGGTCTTTCGCGCTCCACCGTATACAAGATGATGGCGGCGGGAACGTTGCGTACTGTTCGCGTTGGCGGGCGGCGCCTCATACCAACGGACGCGGCGGAAGCCCTTTTGAATGGGGGTGCAAAATGAGCGGCGCCCTAGAAATGCGAAGCCCGGCCCCCACTCTGGCAAGTGGCAAAGACCGGGCACAAGATATTCGCAACGAAACTCACTCTAGCAATGTCCGGCCCGAAGCGGAAGCCGATTTTGCAGCCGATTATCTCGCGCGACGGGCCTTGAGGCCGGAATGCGCTACCTGCGAAAGATCGTGGTGGCGCACGGCACGTTATGCGCGGCTTTGTCGCTGTATGAGCGCGGGATTTATGCGCGGCCTGTCTGCACGGGCTATGGGCGCAAAGCTGTGCGGCTGGCCTCTGTATGATCGCCCTGCGCTATATGGGATGGCTCACCTATTTGATGGTTATCCTAATCCTGCGTGGCGTCTTTTGGTTCATTGCCGTTCCACTTGATGCGTTGATCATCATCGGCAAGCGCCTTTTGAACCGGAATCCATAGCCCGCTTTGTGCGGGTTTTTTATTGCCAAAAATCAGGAGCAACGCCCATGTTGCACGAGAATTGGAAGGCCATCCTCAAAAAAGCGTGGAGCATTCGGCTTGCCGCGTTTTGGGGCATGTTTAACGGCGCTCTGCTGGGGCTTGCTGTGTTCTCCGATGTCATGTCGCCCAAAATGTTTTTGGCCGCAAATGTGATCGGTTATGCGCTGATCGCTGTTGCCCGCGTCACCAAACAGCCGGGGGCCGACCTATGAGCGCGAAGCCTCGTTCCAAACTTAAATTGACTGTTGGTGCAGCGGCGATTCTGGCTGTCATCGTTCCCGCGTCGGAAGGTATTCGTCAGTATGTTTACCGTGATCCGGTTGGCATCCCGACCTATTGCTTCGGTGAGACGGAAAACCCCGAATGGGGCAAAAAATACACACTCGCAGAATGCAAAGACAAGCTGATTGATCGTCTTGCCGAATTTAATGCGGGTGTTCAGTCCTGCGTCAAGGTGCCGATGTCGGATGAGCGCCGCGCCGCGTTTGTCAGCTTCTCCTACAATGTCGGCACGGGCGCTTTCTGCAAATCGACGCTTGTTCGCCGCGTGAATGCTGGTGATCCAAACGCTTGCGACGAGTTGATGAAATGGACCCGCGCCAAAGGCATCGAACTTCCCGGCCTCGTCCGTCGCCGTAAGGAAGAAATGAAGCTGTGCAGGGGGCATCATGATTGAGGCGTTCCTTCTCTCTATCCCCGTCGCCGGGCCATTCCTTGCCGTCGCATGGCGGTTTCTCGGCACCAAGGCGGGGCAACTCGCTTTGGTCGCTGTGGTTGCCTTCGGTTCAGGCGTGACGCTCACCACGCGGCATTTCTGGGCTAAAGAGGCCCGTGCTGATCTCGCGCGCAAGGTTGCATCCGACGCAGAGCACGTGCGGCGCCAGGCTGTGATTGACGCTACGTACAACGAGGCCTTGGCCGCTAATCAGGCCATCGTCGCCCTCACATCCGAAAACGAACGACTTCTGAAGGAGAGCGTCGATGCGAGCGCACGTAATAATGATCGCCCTTGTCTGCCTAGCGACGCAGGGATGCGCCTCAACGGAATCGGTCGTCCCGCTCACTGAACTGAAGAGCGTCAAGGCCTCGCCACCGGCTGACACGGTGAAGCCCTGTGAGGCGCCCGTGCTCATCCCGTCCGGCCCATTGTCGGCAGGGGCAACGGAGCGCCTTTGGGGGCGTGACCGGGCCGCTCTGGCATCGTGCGGCGCAAAACTTAGCGCTGTTGTGAAATTTTACCACAAAAGAGACGCGGGGCTGGCGTCCAAATAAGATTGGAATTGAAATGGCTGAATCATCGGCAAACGATCTTCTACCCCTTCTGTCCGCTGTCGCTGGGGGCGCGGGCGGAACAAAACTTCTCGACTGGTTTTTGAACCGCAATAAAAGCGAAGCCGATATTCAGAAGAGCGCGGCAGAAGCGAACCAAGTTCTAAACAAAATCGTTGATGACCGGATCAAGATCATTCTGGACGATGACGAAAAGACAATCACACGCCTTGAAAAGCAGGTCAGCCGATTGCAGGGCTATGTTGGTGTTTTGGTTGCCGCCCTTCGTGCCGCTGGCATACCTGTTCCGGTCAGTGATGAAATGGATACGGAAACGTCGGGATGATCTTTATATAACGGCTGTCCTTAAACAAGGGAAAGCTCTTTGGCTTATGTTGGCAGTTATCCGGAAATTCCGGAACACTCACCTAGTCAGCAATCCTTACCAACTCGTGAGATAATCCCGGCCCGTGTCGGCGGCTATTCGAAGAGACTAGTTGCGGGTCATTTGCAGCGAGCGACAACTGCAAAGGTGCTTTCCACCTACTCTGCTCACTACGCTCCGAGAATCTATGACATAGCCCTGTCGGAAGCGCGTCGGCTATGAAACTAGTGGCCACCCGTGGTGCGCATCGTTGAGAGGCGTCGGGGGCCGTATAGCTATCTGACTGGCAGGGCTTGATACCTGCTACCCGGAACCTTGACGCCTGCATCGCGCTTCATGGTATACGGGCCTATGATGCAAGAGCACGTCCTTCCGTGCCGCAGTCAGAACTCGTTGCCCATTCGGGCGAATTTGACACGGTGTCCTTTGGTCGAACCAAAGCCCCATTAGCAGAGGGCGGATAAGTTCCGTGTATGCGTGGGCGAACCACAGCTAAACTTGACGACGCGAACTTGATAACAGAGGCCCGCGCCATATTGGTAAAACACTAGCAAAACAGCGCGATTCCGTCAACGCGATTTGCAGTCACTTCCCCTCCCTTGCTGCGTCAATCATGGCTTCCCAACGGTCTTGCGGGCTTCCGTTCATTGAATGACGTTGACCCGCCTCAATCATCTCATCCGTTGGCTCTCTCATAGCCTCAAGGACTGCGTGCGTAACGTAAAAGCATCGTGTCCACTGATCTTGAGAACCGAAAACGTGGTAGGCAATAGCCCTTGCAATCTTCTCACGCATGTTCATTTCGTGGCGTCCTTTTCAATCACATTCGGGGAAGCCTCGGCAATGATACGAGCCGCGCGCTTCTGGCCTTCTGTCGTGTCAGCTTGAGTGATGACAAAAACCGCAGCGGCAAGCTGGACGGGTCGTAATGCTACGCCGTCAATCATGGCTTCCAATGGCGTTGGCTTGTGGTTCTTTGATTGATGAGCATATCGGCCAAGGTAAATTCGTTGCTCCTTACACCATTCCTTATATGGGAAGCCCCGGCGCTCTCCGAATGGATAAGCCTCGCGCAAGTGTCTGGTGCGCTCCTCATATGAGGTATCAGACGGCAAAAGCGCGTGAAGTTCGGCAATGCGGGCTTTCGCTCTATCCCCCCATTTTCCCATCAAACCACTCCCTTCATTTCATCAAGAATTCTGATGGCGTTCATCCATTGCCACTTGCGATAGGTGCATGGTTCGGCATCGGCTGCGGCCTGTAGCTTAATGCGTAGGTTGGTGATGACGGATTGGGGGATGTTCATGGGCGGCGCTTCCTTTTTGCAAGGAAGTCCTCAAGCATCTCTCCCAAATCAGCTAACAGGATGACAGGAACGACGCCAAACCAGAACAGAGCTACTGAGACGGATATTGTTGCGTCATACTTATTGCGAGCCATTGAAAACATGATGAGCGCGCCGCACACGTACAGCCACAAAATAATGAAGTGCTCGATTGTCATTTCGTTTCCTTTGGCTGTAGGGCGGTGCGGGCGGAACGAAAATCACCAAGACGGAAGCTAGGCCACGTCGTCATTTTATCATCGGGACCATCGTCCAACCCTTCATGCAACTCATCGCTAGCAAACGGCTTCAGCGCTGCCTCAAGCTCTTCAATCCGTCTCTGTTGCGCCTCTATGGTGTCGAGGGCTTGGGGGAAAGCCAGTTTTGCAGATTGATAGAACTCTTTCTGCGTGACTGCTTTTCCGATCCCCATATTGACTTCCTCGTCCATGAGGCTTGCCGCTGCAATGATTGCGCGTAGCTCTGCAATTCGTTCTGGTGTCATGGGGTTGTCCCTTTGCGAATGGCAGTGGCAAGCGCTTCATGTACGGGTGATTTTTTTGGGAACAGCTTGCCATTGGATTCGGGGTCGTGGGCAGCGTGCTTCATATCGTTCCATTCATCGCAAACTACGGCACACCGTTCCCGCTCTGCCATGATGGCGCGGGAGATATGGCGTGTGAGTTCGTCGGCTTGTTTGTCCGCGCGATCTGAAAACAGCCTAGTTGTTGCTGCGCTGCGCGCGGCCTTCATCACGTCTTCTGGAATATCAGTCATGGCTTGGCTCCGCTGTTTGACAGGGTGCTCGTTGCGAACATGATCATCGTATATGTCTTCCATCTCATTTCCCCTTGGTGAGCGCGTCGCGGGCTGCGCGAATGTGGCCGAACGTGACGGGGCGCGCGAACCCGCAAAGGTCATCGTCCGCAAACTGATTCATCCATGATGCGTATCCTGGAACAAACGGATTCAACGCCGCCTCAAGCTCCACAATCCTTGCGGCTTGCGCTTCGATGATGTCGATGGCTTGTGAAATGTGATTAAACAAGCTGCTTTTGCAAGGATTGTCAGGAATCCCGGAAATCTTGTCTAAAAACTCGCTTATGCGTTCTTTCTTGGTCATGGCGTGGCCTCAAGCACAGATTTGAACTCAGGTGGCAGTATGACGTTTGATGGAGCGTTCTTGAAAAATGGCGCAATCTGTTCTGGCTTATAGCCAGCAAGTTCGCATCCGATAGGCGTCAGCATGAACGCTGTATCTGGGAATTTTCCCGCAAACTCCAAAAACCGACCAACATGCGTTCTGATTGCGCCAAGCGGTAGCGTTCTAATATGCTCATCTTTTGTTGGAATCGCATAGCTATTGCCTTGAAGTCCCCGGCCTCTACCATAAACCGCGCCATGGTTTTTCAGTGCGAAAAGCGCAGCGCCCTTCCCATGCCGTCCAGCAAGGTTCGATCCGAAAACAAATATTGGCCCACTCATTCCCCATCTCCCTTGCGAATAGCGCGAGCGCCGTCCCTATCGCTGATCATATACAGAGGGTCAGCGCAGCACTCATGGTCTGATGTTGCAAAGCCACAGCACTCTTGCCGACCTAGCTCTGTTGCAGCTATTTCGAACCGCTCAGCACACCTCTCCCTTTCCGCCTTAGTGGCTGATTCACGTTCGGAAAGGAGAGCGCGGGCAACGATATTAACGGCTTCGCGATATCTGATCTGAAAAGTATTGTACTCTTCCTCACAGTTTTTGTGTTCTCGGATTATGCTAACGATATCAAGCGCCGCTTCCATCACATCATCTGGGATTTTGTCGGTCATTTGCCCTTCTCCATGCCAAGAGAAATGCGGGCGGCTTGATCGCCTCGTAAAGCATCAAATAACGCGGTGATTGCTTGATCATCACCAAAATTGATCCCGTCAATAATGGGCTTAATCCGCGCTTCCGTCTTTTCGCGCGCTTCCTTGTCTGCGAATTCCGCATGTTCAAGAAGGTACGCAAGGCCAGTGAGTTTTTCCGTGGAATTTCCGGGAACGGGTTTCGCTTCGAGATGCGCAATTGCATCACGCACGATTTGTTCGTTTGGAGATCCGGCGTTGATCGAAACGAATGTTCCATCTTTCGGGATGAGTGTTTCAAGGCGATCTGTGATGCTCATTTGCACGGCTCCATGATTGCAGCGACGGGGCGCGAGGGTTGGTCCTTCACATGCTCGATTGCTTTGTTAGGATCAGCCGTTCGCCAATCAGGCCATGTGCGGGTTTCGTTGATTGATTGCTTTGCGAGAATTGCAGACACAATTGCCAAAGGTTCATGCCCCGCGCGCCAAGCGCCGTCGAAGGCCAGAAGCATCAAATCCGCCCATTCTTTGATGTCAGTTGGATCGGCTTCAATCTCGCAAAGCTCTTTGCGGATATGGTCGATCACGCCAGCCAATTTCTGAGGCCCGAAAGCCTCAAGCGAATGGGTTTTCTTACGGTTGATGAATGACAGAAGGTCGAAATTCAGAGCATCAACGGAATTGATGCGGCGGACTTCAACGCCAGCATTCGCAAGCGTCGTCGCAGCAAGTTGCATGTTCTTTTTCCAGCGTTCAGGCACTTCCTGATCTGGAATGACGACGCAAGAGATTCCCTTCTGTGCAATTTTGGCCGCGCAACGACTGCACGGGTGGAACGTCGCATAGAGCGTGTAGCCCTTGAGTGGTTCGCACGAATTGAGAATTGCATTGTCCTCGGCGTGAACGATCAAATCGAGCTTCAATTCACGATCAAGATACTTTTCCGGCTCATGACTCGTTCCACGCGGAAAATCGTTGTAGCCAACAGAGGCGCATGTGCGGTCAGGGCGAACGATAACCGCACCAACCTTTGTTGATGGATCACGAGAACGTCCAGCCCATTTATAGGCTTCGGATAGATACCATTCATCCCATGATGGGCGGAGGATTGATTGCGTTGACAAGCTCATTTCAAGCCCTCGCCTTCTTCGCAGTCATAGGTGTGATGGGTGATGGCGATAGGCTCAACATTCCACACGGTATGTGTCGCGCATGGGTATTCAGTGAGCGCAACTACTTGTTCGCGCGACAAGTGTGCAAGCCAAAACTCACCTTTGATGCGTGGCTTGACCTCTACGAGATCGCAGTTGTACGAAGCGCTCTTCCCATTGATCTTGAAAAAGCGAACAGACTTGACCGCGTCATCGTTTCCAATGAGCGCAACAATCGGGAACTCTCCCCCTCCATCCATTGCGATGACGCGGGCAGGTTTGCCCGATTCAGTCACATATTCCTTGCCCATCTCAACAATCATCTTGCGGATTCCTTCTCAAAATACTGTGCGTAAATACCGCCTTGTCGTGGGGGGAGGGGTTTTGCTTCCGGCTTCTGTTTCTTGAGAAAGCCAGCGGATTTAATCTTGGGCTTCGTCTCGTCTTTAATTCCAAGCGCTGCCATCTTTTGCCGTTTGGCTTTGGAAATGCGTGGGATGTCTTGTTCGGCTGTTTTTACCGATGCACATTTGAAATGGGCGGGCGCTCTGTTCGCTAGATCATTCGTCCCGCCTAATCCGAGAGCGCGGCCATGCTCATCAATCCATTTTTCCCCGGCCGTGATTTGCTTTTTGCAAATGCAGCAAATGCCCTTGTGATCCTCGAACAGCTTTAGCCGCTGGGTTCGTGTTAGGTTTTTGCGTGGTGTGGTTCCAACGTCAGTGCTCACGTCAGCATACCGTCACTTTTTTGCGCGGGTTCTCTGCACAAGCGGCCATGATGTTCGCAAGAAATATGATGCCGCCAACAGCACTCCCCCATCCATTCTTAGCGTCGTATTTCCGGCAGAACCTTGGCTCACCTACGACATCCTCTTGCCAAAGCTCCATCCGCGTTTGGTTCATGCGCTTAAACGCAGTGCTTAGAAGCTCATGCGCCTGCTTTCCGGTAAGGCCATCAAGAGCGTTTATGCCGCGACTTTCTGAATTCTCATCCGTCGCCGGAATATGGTCCCGGAAAAGCTGTCCGATGTTCCAAGTCATATTTCCAGAGAAGTCGCCAATGTGCACATCATAGCTCATCGTCAAGCCCTCATCCCAACGTGATCCGCATGGTTCACCGCATCCACCATGCCAGCGCTTGCCAACATGTTCGTAATGGCAACGGCCATTTCAACGCCTTGGCTTTTCGATGCGCTGCGTGGGCCTGTAATCGCTTCGATCATCTTGGCGATATGCTCGAATCCGGGTTGAACTTTCGGCGGGATGTTCAGTGACGTGATGTTGTCCATGATAGTTCCTCGTTTTTTATCTTGCGCCGCGTTGCCATGCGTAAAAGTCGGCATCGAATTTGCGCCACCTTTCGCCCGCCGCCCTGTTTGTATTTAGCTCAGATCGCGATTCCACCTGGCACGCATCACGGACGCACCGCGCCGCATTTTCTGGCGTGTCATCACCCATCCATTTTATGTACCCAATGCACCTGAGCCATTCCCGAAAGTCCGGCTCATTGCATCGCATAGCCGCTTGCTGGCTCGGTTCAAGATCAAGCCAATTCTTTCGAGCGGGTGTTTCCTTTCTTGCGGGCGTACCTTTTTCCATTCGTGCAACGGCAACCGGAACGCCATTCACTGAATCAGGCGCTCCAAATGCAGCGACAAATTCCGCCGCACGTTCGATAGGAATCTCGATTGTGATCTGAGCAACCTTGCGGGTTTTGATGAATTTCAAATCGCAATAGTCACCTTGAAATGCGGCTAGGCTTGTCATGCTGATCACCGAAATTCAGGGGCGAATGGAATATCATCGCTAATCTGATCACGCATGGGAGCTTTGCCGCTTCCCTCATTCCGGCGTGACGCATAGGTGCGGCCAGCGGGTTCGCGTTCCTGCCGTTCACCGTCGCTCGGCTTACTATCCAACAACGTCAGTTCGCCACGGAAGCGCTGCAAAACAATCTCCGTAGTCTGGCGTTCGTTGCCGTCCTTGTCGGTGTATTTGCGGGTCTGCAACTGGCCCTCGATGTAGACCTTCGAGCCCTTCTTGCAATACTGCTCTGCCACACGGCCGAGGTTCTCATTGAAAATGACAATATTGTGCCATTCCGTCTTGTCACGACGCTCACCGGACTGCTTGTCCTTCCAGCTCTCGGTGGTGGCGATGCTGAACGACACAACGGAATCACCGCTGTTCATGCGCCGCACTTCTGGATCACGGCCAAGATTGCCGATGATGATAACTTTATTGACACTGCCACTCATGCGGCGTTCCTTTCATTTTCCGTTTGCGCCTCTTGCGCTAAAAATTCAGCCTTGCGGGCATTTACTGCCCCTTTGAACCAGCCATAAATGGTTGGGCCGTATGCTTTGGAGGCCTCTTGGTTTTTGAACCAGACAGAGCGCAGATCATCCATTGATTCAGTCAACGCTATGACGCGCGCGCCAATTTCCTTGAATGCTTCGGCTCCCGCTTCGTGGCTCATGCGGCCTCTGCAATTCCGTAGCGGCTCACCTGTTCGACAAGCGCGCCAAGTTCGTCATTGAAGGCGTCAACAGCATCCGACAGGCGGGAGATGTAAGTCTCGTCCCGATAGGCACGTTTCACGAAAAGCGGCAGCTTCGGCCAATACACGGCAAGGTCGATCCACTCGCGTTCAGCAACCCATAACGCCCCTTGGCATTGCGCGACGTGTTCAGCCGGGAAGCTGTCACGCATAAGCGTATCAATGTGCAGGTGCGGCGCTTTGGTTTTGATTTCCAAAAGGCCATTCGATCCAATCAAAGCATCAGGGCTGCAACCCTTTTGGCCGTTGCGAATGAAGCCAATCAATTCAGGATCGGCATCATGAACGAGCGCATAAAGGTTGCGGGCGTCGGGTTCCATTTCATGGCCGCGCTCCATAGCCGCATTTGAAATGCGCTCCATTGGTTCGCCCGTAATTATTTCACCAGCCAGCTTGAGCATGTAGGTACGGCGGGTTTTGCTTTCCGCGCCGCCCTTGCCATTTGCCAAGACGGTTGAGAATTCGGAAGCCGTTGGAATACCGAGACGTGCGGCAAACCATTCCGGCGTTCCCTGTTCGCAGGTGATGATCTGGATCACTTTGCACCGCCAGTCTTGCGGGTCAGCAAGGTCACAGCTTCGTCAAAACGCTTGGCCGGAAACTCATCAAGGCTTTCAATCTTGAAATAGGCGAGGAACTTGGGAACGTCGCGCCCCGTCGAAATAAGAAGCCCCTGCAATTCTTCGATCTGAGATTCAGAAGCGTAGGAAGGCGCACCAGAGGCCTTGCCATCGTCGTCTTGATCGGAAGCCGAAAGACCAAGGGCTAGTTTGAGCGTGTAGCGCTGCAAATATGTTGCAGAAGAGCCGATAGCTTGGATGGAGTTTTTATTGCCGCTGGAATCCTCGTTTGCCTCAAGCGTGGTCTCTTCTGCGTACCCGTCACGGTGTGACAAAATGCAGGTAATAGAAACCTTTCCCGCCTTCTGTTGCGACCGGAAACGGTAGCTAAGACCATGTCGATTTAAAACAGGATCAACAGCACGGGCAACCTCGGCAAAATCCTCATGTCGGTAATTCGTTCGGCCCTTCTGTGAGGTAAAATCGACCACTTTGTTTTTGGTAATTGGCCCAATTTCACCTTTGGCTTGAGACACAGCATTATCAAACGACTGTTTCGCTGCTCTGTCATCCATGCGCTCGCGCATTGCCATAAGGCGCTCGAACTTCTCAATATCAACGGACGGATCACGCGAGGCACGTTCGATCATCGAAAGAATGGCGGCGGATTCACCAGCCTGTTGAATGGGCGCAACTTCCTGCGCTGGCACAACGGTTATGTCTTTTGCAACTGCGTTCATAATCACTCTCCCCTTAACCGTGCGGCCTGATAGGCGCGGAGCTTGTCCAGAATTGGCTTTGTGTTCTCGTGGCGCTTGCGTTTGGTGTCGTACACCGTGCGAAGCTCACGAATCTTTGCGTCCATTGGCGGGGCCTGCCAGACTTGAGGCTTGCGGCGGAACACCTGAGCGAAGCGGCTAATGATGTTCATCACATCCCCCATGGCTCGTTAAACTGATCATCATCCTTCGGACGGTTGCGAATGATGAGTGCAATCAATCCCACGCAAACACCGCCGAACATGGCGAGATAGATTGCGACATCGCCCTTGCTCATCATGTGGCTTGCATCTGCTGCCATAGCTTCCGGCGCACAGACAACGCAATAAGTGAAAATCCATGTTCCGATGAAAAAGCCAAATGAGAGTTTTTCGCCAAGGTATTTCATGCTGCAATCCCCTTGCGCGCCGCATAGATTGCGCGGCTTTTTTCGTTGTTGCGTTTTTCTGACCGATAGGAACGGATGAGGCGCTTTGCCAAATCGTTTGCCGCTTCATCCGAAAGAGCATCAAGCCCTTTCTCCGCAATGATTGCGGTCATGTGATAAAGAACGCGGCTTGCGTTGAAGGCCCGTTCAATGCGGGTGCGAATGTCGTCTTTCATCACCACCCCCGCACGTGTGAGGTGTAGTCTTGCTGCACCTGATGAGCGTAGGCGCGGGCCTCTTGCTCGGCGGCTTCATCGCTGTGAAACGGCAAGTGATGTGCATCTAGACGGTCAAGCAGTTCTTTATGAGGCTGCTTTTGCAAGCGTGACGAACGCTCCGAACAAGACACAAGAACTTGCTTCGTCACATCGCGGCTTGACTGAGCCACAAGGTCAACGAACACGACGCGGTCAAGGTCTTCGATCTGCGCCGCGAACACGTCATCGCAAACCGCATCGAACGAATGGAAAATCTCCTGATTGAGATATTCTTCGCCGTCCTTAAATGTGCTGGTAACGATCCAGAAGCGTGATGCCGTGATCATGTCTCAACTCCCTAATATCAAACTTCTTTGCCGTAGCCGTCGCCGTAGCCGTCGCCGTCGCCGTAGCCGTCGCCGTAGCCGTCGCCGTAGCCGTAGCCGTCGCCGTAGCCGTGGTTTAGCAACAATATCGCTTCCGCGCTCATTTTACCAGCCCTGCTTGACAGCGATCTGGACAATCGGAGTAACGCGCACGGTGCCGTAGAAGTCCGCTTTGGTTTCCGGGAGAGGCCCGTTTGCCAATTCTCCCAGGCCAGCCTTTGTGCCCCAGCGGCGAATGTTTTTCGACGAGGCGATCGTTACCGTTCCGTCAGCATGATCTTCGCAGTCTCCAACGAAAATCCATCCACGATCTGCCACAACGATCCTCTTCTCTCCGATTGGCTGAGAGTAGAGGATCGAATCCTTCCGCACAAAGTCGGTAGGGACTCCATCAATTACCATCGTGATCTCATTTCCTTCACTCATGTTGCCTCTCCTTAAAAGATCGCCTCATCGCTACCCCGGAACTTGGAAGCACCCGCGCGAACGGGAAGGGGCAGCGAGAGGCTTAGATCTGTGCGGGCTTCCATTCCGCTAGTGGTCAGAGTATACCTAAAAATTCACCGTGTAGCAAGCTAAT